GACAGGAGTTTTGGTTCAATATGTATGACAAGGTAGGGCCAAAGGGAACCTATTTTTCTGGCTATATCGGCAAAGAAAAGCAGGCATTAAACCAGTCAGCATCGTTTAATAGTTTTGCGCCAGCTGCTCCGATTGGACGCCCAGAGAATTACCACCCAGCAGCTCCGTTGGATGACGTGCCGTTCTAATGGCGACTACCCGTCCAAAAGCAAAGATAGCAGCTCAGATACCATCCCTACAAAACTGGGGTGGTATTCGGTCTATTCAGAAAAGATTAGAGCGCTCGGCTACGATTTCAGAGAATCGCGAGGCGGTCGCCTACTCTTTGCTGTGCATGGCGAATACGAAGATTACAGACATCATGGAATGGGACGATGAAGGCCAGGTTAAAGTTAAAGCTAGTAAGGATATTCCTGAGCACGCCCTTCAAGCCATCAAGAGTATTAAAGTTAATAAGGATGGTAATTTAGAGCTGGAGCTATACGATAAGGTCGGTGTATTGCGCCTGCTAGCTAAGGCCTCTGGTCTCTTAGATAACCCTGATGAGTCGGATAAACCCTCGGTTATCGGCATTAATATCAAGCCGCCTGACGTTCAAGACGTAGACTACGAATAAAAAACAACACAGGGTATTGCATTTATTTTTTTTCTGATTACCATCAGGGGTAGCGATATCGCTAATAACCCGTGAGGATAATATGACGAAAAGAAAAGAGCACTCTCCCGCCGTAGTTGTTGACTCTGGTTCTAGTTATGAGGAGCCTATTCCGTTTGCTGGTATCGTAGAGATAGAGTCAGATTACGATGATCTGGGCGACTTAGATGAAATATGCAATAGGCGTACTAACCCCAATGAAGAAAACTAAGATGCTGCTAAAAGATACAAAGTCACATGAGATGACCAACGTAGAGATAGCGGAGGAGCTGTTTATTCATCCGCACACGGTTAGCAAAATTGAGAACCGCGCAATGGAGAAGTTCAAGCGCGAGCTAAAGAAACGCAACATTAATCTAAAAGATTTGATTGGAGACTAACGTGAAGCTCTTATTTTTATTATTGATTGCTGGCGGCGTGCAGGCTGAGACGCGGCTATATACCGATGCGCTAGGCTTACCTGCTGGATCATCCTATCAGATCGGCAATACGACCTTTTATACCAACAGTTTGAACCTGCCTGCCGGGACTCGCGTGGATCTAGGTAGCGCGTATATCTATAACGACTCTCTAGGTTTGCCAGCTGGCTCAAGCTATGTGGTTGGCCCTAGCCCTCTAGGCAGTAAATCAACCTACGTTAGTCCGTGGGATACGAAAGGATCTAGCAATGGCCCATTTTGAACCGAACAATCCAAAATACGATTCACCGTACGATGCGGTGAATAAGCCTAAACACTACCTAAGCCATCCGTCTGGGATTGAGTGCATACAGATTACTGAGCACATGGGGTTTTGCTTAGGCAACGCGATGAAGTATATTTGGCGCGCAGATGAAAAGCATGACGCAGTTGAGGATCTACGCAAAGCCAAGTGGTATATCGAGCGCGAGATAGCTAAGAGGATCAAATGAATTCTTGGATGGTTGAGGATTTAGATACTGGGCTAGTAGATGGCTTTTATATGAACTTTAAACTAGCAAACGATGCAAGAGAATATTTCCAAAGGGAATTTCCTAGCTCAAGGTTTGTTGTTCGTGAGCAAATAAAAGAACGCATACTCAATGATTGCGAATTGATTACCGAGTCAAGCTGGTTTAGGAGTGAAAAACAAACATGATTACATTTAAATGGATTGGCACCGCTATATGCCTGCTTAGTATTCTGCTGACTGCGCTCAATATCTACCCGGCAAACCTGATACTAGGGTTTATTGGCTCCGCAATCTGGGCAACAGCTGGCTATTCTCTGGATGACACGCCACTATTTGTGGTCGAGATTGTGGCCGTAATCTTTTATGCTGCTGGCATTGTGCTTTTTGTTGCAGAGCAGCTGAGTAAATGGGGTGTTTGGTAACATAAATGTTACTTTTGTATGGAATGAGATACAGATGTATATACATTGTATATACGGTATTAAAGCTCTAGGGGATCAAATCCCAGCTCTGTAGCTACCAAGCGGCAGCGATCCCTAAAGGGTTTGCCGTGGTGCAGCCACTTATCGCCCTTCTGCCTGTAAAAGCTCATGTGAATCATCTCATGGGCCAGCGTGGTTAGGACGGTATAGTAGTGGCCGCATCGCGCAGAAGATACCGTTACGGTATGCTCAAAGTCCTCGCCAGTATCAAATAGGTACGTACCCATCAACTCTGGGTCTGCGGTTACAACAAAATCAATTTCCTCTGGCAGCGGCATCTTCCATTTAGTAAATGGGTAGCAGCAATAGAGGGATGCGTAAAGGTTGCGGACAACCTCTGGACTTAGCCTCATACCTTATTGATACAACCCCTAAACTCAAACTCATCCTCGCCGCAGACTTGGATTAGCTCTGGCAGCATGAGGCGCCCGCGCTCAAACGACAGTAGGGCAAACCCTGATCTCCAGTCTTTTGGGTTATCCTCGGTGTAATGAACAAATTGCTCCGAGTGTGGCTCTGCCAATGTGCCTGTCTGTACGCCATAACGTGTACCGCCGTTATGTCGGAAAGCTGGGCTAAAGTCTGTTATCGGCTGGACGGCCAAATTGTGTGTATGGCCAGTAATGATGTTAACCCCAGCGTTAAGCGAGTTAGCGCGACCAGCTGAGAACCCGCCTTTCCAGCGGTGCTTAATCATCGTATCGTCATTAATCCAATAAGACCAGCAAGGTTTCCATAATGGGAAGTGGTCTTTGAGGGTAAAGCCCTCTACTCCCTCATACTGGCTGGCTTGAGCTGCAAGGAATGTCTCAAAGCGCGCATCGTGGTTGCCGAGCGTCCAGATCAGCTCTGCGCCGATAGCGGCTTTTTCAATATTACCCATGAACTCCTTGCAGGCCTCCAGCTCCTCCTTGATGGTTGGCGTATTAGACCAGCCAATGCGGGGATGGCGCGATGCCTGGGAGCCGTCAAACACATCGCCGTTAGCAATAACGACTTTGGGTCTAAACTCTTTGATAATCATCAAGAGCGCTTTGTATGCGGTGGTGTAATCGTCTGGCCAGAAGTGGGCATCTGAGAATACGACTACGCGCCCCTTCTCCATCTGGATCTCACGCCTAGCATGGTGAGGGGTTTCCTCAGCTCTGCTAATTTTGATGTTTTGGTACTTGAGCTTATCTTGTTTGTGGCCATTAGCCTCTAAGATAATGTTGTTTCTGGACTCAATCGCACGCCTGCGCTTTAATAGATTGCGAATATTGACGCCAATCTTGTCGGCCATCTCTTGAACGGTTGGGGAGCTGTTCCATTCCGCTATAAATTCTGCATCTGTTAGGTGATATCCGGCCATAATTACCCTAAATAATTTTGCATATTGTTGTTTATACAGTATATTTGAGAAAATATCATTAAAAGGTTATCTATGTCACGTACCAAAGAGGCTAGTTCTAAAGAGATTCCCTCTACAGGTCTGAACCTAGACTTCTCCAAAAGCCCCGAGGTATACAAGTTTCTCACGTCTAACGCATTCGTGCGCGGGATGATGGGGCCTGTGGGCTCCGGCAAGTCATATGCTTGCGCCGCTGAGGTGTTTATCCGCGCAATTCAGCAAAAGCCTAGCCCTATCGATGGCATCCGATATAGCCGTTTTGTTATCGTACGAAACTCGTACCCTGAGTTAAAGACTACCACAATCAAGACCTGGTTAGACCTGTTTCCCGAGAACACGTTTGGCCCAATGCTGCATACGCCGCCGATTACCCACCATATCCGGCTGCCTGCTAGAGATGGCGCAGCGGGTATTGATGCAGAGGTTATCTTCCTAGCACTTGACCAGCCCAAAGACGTGCGAAAGCTGTTATCCCTAGAGCTAACGGGCGCGTGGGTTAACGAGGCGCGTGAATTACCGAAGGCTGTAATTGATGGTCTTACACACCGTGTGGGTCGATACCCTACAAAGCGCGATGGCGGCGCTAGCTGGCATGGTATTTGGATGGATACCAACCCGATGGATGACGACCATTGGTGGTATCGCCTTGCAGAAAAAGAAAAGATGACTGGCCCATATGCTTGGAAGTTTTTTAAGCAGCCTGGAGGCGTGATTGAGCTGCCAGCTGAGGATCTACCGGAGAACCCAGAGGCAAATGACTGCATCTTTGCATCCGGCAAGTGGTGGCAGATTAATAAAAAAGCCGAAAACGTGGCTAACCTACCCGCTGGCTACTATCAACAGATGCTGCTGGGTAAGAATTTAGACTGGATTAGGTGCTACGCCGAAGGTAAGTACACCTACGTTCAAGAGGGTAAGTCGGTGTGGCCAGAATACAACGATAATATTATGTCTGGCCCTACTGAGGTAGATCCTACGGTGCCAATCCAAGTTGGTCTTGACTTTGGTTTAACCCCAGCCGCGGTAATCGGGCAGCGTTTGCCGTCTGGTACGTGGCAGATTATTGATGAGATTGTTACTTTTGATATGGGATTAGAGCGCTTTGGTCATCAGCTCATATCTGAACTCAACGCTAGATACCCCGGCATCCAAGTATTGGTATGGGGCGACCCTGCTGGTATGGCTAGGGATGCGATCTACGAGGTAACGGCCTTTGACTTCTTAAAAACACTAGGTCTTAAAGCCCAGCCCACACCATCAAATGACTTCAAGGTGCGCCGAGAGTCAGCTGCCGCGCCCATGCAACGTCTTATTAACGGTAAGCCAGGGCTTTTGGTTGACACAAAATGCAAGATGCTACGTAAATCACTAGCAGGCGGCTACCACTTCAAGCGGATCTCAGTAGGATCTGGTCAAGAGCGCTTTAAGGATGCGCCGAATAAGAATGAACACTCGCACGTAGGTGACGCGTTCGGCTACTTGCTACTTGGCGGCGGCGAATACAAGCGCATGACGCGTGGGCCAGCAGGGCAAAGCAGGACTTTTGTAGCCCAGACCGTAGCAAACAGCGATTTTGATATTTTTGGACGATGAAATTCCATATCCCCTATGAGGTAATGAATGATGAGATGCACAAGCGCAGGGGTATGTACTATCTGCCGTTTGTGCCTGAGCACTTTGACCATTTAGATTTTGACCACAAAGAGATATCTGTTCTCTCACACGTATACGATATTAAGTCGATGGTCTCGCAGCAGGCGCAGATGGGCGTTGCGTTTACTGCGTTTAGACACAACAGACCTATAGCGGTTATTGGTGTAGTAAGCATCTGGCCTGGGGTCGGTGAGCTGTGGAGTATCTTTGATAATCAGGCTAGAGACATACCAGCAACAATGCTTAAATCGGCTATTCGATTTAGCGATATCGCAATTAGATATCTCCAGTTGCATAGATTACAAATAACTGTTAGAACTGACGACAATAGGGCGTTCAGATATGCAAAAGCGATTGGATTTGAAACTGAGAGCGTGATGCGAAAGTACGGCCCTGATCAGGTTGATTACTTACTTATGGCGAGGTTTTGATATGGGTGGATTATTTGGCGGCGGCGGCGGCCCAGATATGTCGGGTCAGATGCAGGCACAGCGTGAAGAAAACGCTAGGCTAAAAGAGCAAGCAGACGAAGAGCGTAGAGAACTAGCCGAACAGGCTGCTGGTCGCGTTTCAGCTCGTAGACGTGGCGGCTCAAGAATGTTGTTGGCAGATACGCGCTTAACTCCAGAGACTGGTGTTGAGCAAACTTTGGGATCTAAAGGAATGGGAGTTTAATCATGGGTGGAGCAGTCCAAGCAGTAGGTCAAGCTATTGGTCTTGATAAAAAACCAGACGCACCAGCGGCGCCAGCTCCAGCGGCTGAAGCGCCAAAGGTAAATAAAGCAAGCGCAGCTGATGAAATGATGGGCGCTCGTATGCGTGGCGCTCGCCGCCGTGGTCGTCAACTTTTATCTGATGCGCGATTAAATGCAGAGTCAGGAATAGAGACTTTGGGTGGAGGCAATAATCTTGGATAAGATGAAAGCTAAGGTAGCCAAGGTTATGCGCGAATACAAGTCAGGAAAGCTGAAATCTAGTTCTGGAGACAAAGTAAAATCACGCGATCAGGCAGTAGCTATTGCTATGTCTGAAGCTGGAATGGAGAAGAAAAAATGAAAGCTGGACTATACGCAAATATTCACGCCAAGCGTGAGCGCATTGCTGAAGGCTCTAAAGAAAAGATGCGTAAGCCTGGCTCTGCTGGCGCACCAACTGATGCCCAATTTAAACAGGCAGCCAAAACTGCAATGAAGCCTAAGAAGAAATAATGGCCATTACAGTTGAGCGTGAGTCGCTTACTACCAAATCTCGCCATGTTTCTCCAAGCTACGTTGATAAAGATAACGTACAGACTCTTGCGAGTTCGGATAGACCATTCCCGACTGTAGATGTAAACCATCTGCGGTTGCATGAGGGAAGGGCGTACTACGTTTACAAGATGTACCCATACGCTGCTGGGCTGGGCGCTGGAGCAAGTATTGATATAGCAATTGCGTGGCCAGCCAATTACTCTGCCCACGTTGTTTTTGATTATGGTGGATCAGGAGAGGCTGAGTTTTTTGCATACGAGTCACCAACCACAAGCGGTGGCACATCAATGACCATCAATAGGCGCAATAGAATTATTACAACCGCCAGCGGAGCCGCTGCTGTATTAGCGCCAACTGTTACAGCAACAGGCACAGAAATATTATCGGAGTTTGTGCCAGCCAACAAACAGGGTGGCGGCGCACAGGCGTTTACGTTTGAATTTATTTTAAAACCACTTACCACTTATTTATTTCGTTTAACCAATGTTAACTCTCAAGCACACGCAGCACACTTAATGGTTGAGTGGTACGAATGAAGAAAGAGCATAAGAGTCCTAGCGGTGGTCTTACTGAGGCTGGCCGCAAATACTTTAAACGCACAGAAGGCAGCAACTTGAAAGCTCCTGTAAGCGAAGGAGTTAACCCACGGCGTGTATCGTTTGCTGCTCGTTTTGCTGGGATGTCTGGGCCGCTGACAGACGAGAATGGAAAGCCAACACGATTAAAGCTGGCTCTACAGAAATGGGGATTTGGTAGCAAAGAGGCAGCTCGCAACTTTGCAAATAGACACAAAAAGGATTGATATGGCTGAGATGATGCGTTTAAAACCAGAGGACATCCTCAAGCGGCACGACATTGCGCTGCGTAAGAAAGAGGACTTTCGCGATCTATATGATGAGGCATATGAGTTTGCTCTGCCACAGCGTAATCTGTACGATGGATACTACGATGGCAAGGTAGGCGGCGCTAAGAAAATGAACCGCGTATTTGATGCTACTGCTATCAACTCTACGCAGCGTTTCGCTAACCGTATCCAGTCAGGCATATTCCCGCCACAGCGCAGATGGTGCCGCTTAGAGTCTGGCCCTGATATTCCAGATGACCGCAAAGCAGAGGCAAACGCAGCTCTTGATATCTATACTGAGAAACTGTTTGCGACCATCAAGCAATCCAACTTTGATATTGCAGTTGGTGAGTTCTTGCTGGATCTGTCAGTCGGTACCGCAGTAATGATGGTGCAGCCTGGTGATGACATCTCGCCTATTAACTATATTCCTGTGCCACAGTTTTTGGTTGCGTTTGAGGAAGGCGCTAACGGCCAAGTAGATAACGTATACCGCCGTATGCGTATCAAGGGCGAGGCGATTATCCAGCAATGGAAAGACGCGATTATCCCTGCCGATCTGCAAACCAAAATTGATAACAAGCCTACAGAAGATGTAGAGTTAATTGAGGCTACTGTATTTGATCCTAAGCGCGGCGACTATTGCTATCACGTAATCCACAAAGAATCTAAAGTAGAGGTTGTTTACCGCAGACTAAAGCATAGCCCTTGGGTTGTCAGTCGCTATATGAAAGTCGCTGGCGAGATATACGGCCGCGGCCCATTGATTACAGCTCTGCCAGACATCAAGACATTAAACAAAGTAAAAGAGCTGGTACTTAAAAATGCTAGCTTGGCTATCTCAGGCGTATATACAGCGGCAGACGATGGTGTACTAAATCCAGCTACCGTTAAGATTATCCCCGGTGCAATTATCCCAGTAGCGCGTAATGGTGGCCCACAAGGCGAATCATTAAAACCGCTGCCGCGCGCTGGGGATTTCAACGTATCGCAGATTATTATTAATGACCTGGTAACGAACATTAAACGCATCTTGCTTGATGAGTCATTACCTCCTGACAATATGTCTGCTCGCTCCGCTACTGAAGTAGTAGAGCGCATGAAGGAATTAAGCCAGAACTTAGGCTCTGCGTTTGGTCGCCTTATTAACGAGACGATGATCCCATTGGTAAGTAAGACTTTACAGGTGATGGATGAGCGTGGATTAATCGATCTGCCATTGCGCGTCAATGGATTAGAGGTTCGCGTTGCACCAATCGCTCCGCTGGCTATGGCTCAGAATATGGAGGACGTAACCAACACAATGCAGTTTGTACAGATGGCTGCACAGCTAGGGCCAGAGGGTCAGGCTACACCGAAGTACGGTGAGATTATTGACTTTATTGGCGATAAGCTCGGCGTACCAAGCAGACTACGTGCCTCGGCTGAAGAGCGTCAATTTAATATGCAACAGGCGGCGCAGCAAGCGCAGCAACTTGCACAAGAGAACCCAGAAGTTGCAGCTGAAGTAATAGGTAATATGCAATGAGTAAGCTAGAGCAGGCGCTTACAGATGGATGGGAAGGGCTTAATGAGATATCCCTAGACATTAGGGATTCTCAGCAAGCCGTAGAGGATTTGAATAAGCTATGCCTCAGAGTATTAGGTACTGAGGATGGCCAAAAGCTCATGGGATGGCTACGCGCCTCCATACTAGAGCAACCAGTCGCCACGCCTGGTAGCGACTCTAGCTATGCTTACTACCGAGAAGGGCAGAATAGCATCGTTAGAGACCTTGAAGCGCGGCTAATTAAAGCTAGGAAAATGTAACCATGAGTGACGAAGCGAACCAACCCGCAGCAGATAGCGGCCTATTGGATTCAGCAACAGTTGATGACAGTAATGCCGCAGAGCAACAAGACCCAAATAGCACAGCAATAAGCCATTTGGCGCCACAAGATGATGATTCTCCCCTAGAAAGACCCGATTGGTGGCCAGAGAACTTTTGGAAAAAAGACACTACTGAGCCAGACTTAGAGGGCATTGCAAAGTCATGGTCTGACCTGCGTAAGCAGATTAGCCAGGGCAAGCACAAAGCTCCAGTAGATGGGAAGTACGATACATCGGTCTTTGGCCAAACCCCGGATACTGACCCTGTAAAAAGTCATGTATTAAACTGGGCTAAAGAGTATGGCGTATCGCAGGCCGCACTAGATACCCTAGTAGGTGAAGTCGTTAAAATGGGTGGTGAGCAGGCTGAAGTAGGTCAGCGCACTATCGAGCAAGAGCGCGCAGCTCTAGGCCCCAATGCCGATGTCGTAATTAAAGGCATGACTGACTGGGCGCGTGGGCTAGTAAACAAAGGCATCTGGGGTAAAGATGACTTTGAAGAATTTAAGTATATGGGCGGCACAGCCAAGGGTTTAAAAGCCCTAGCTAAAGTACGGGAGGCGTACGAGGGTACTCGTATTCCTACCCAGTCCATGCCAGTTGAGGGAGCCCCATCCAAGGATGAGCTCTATCAGATGGTAGCGGATCCTAAGTACAAGTCAGACCCAGCATACCGAGCCAAGGTAGAGAAGATGTTTAACTCGACTTTCGGTCAATAGATCCTTCACGGGAGTGGCTTGCCCCGGCGCAGTACGGCCGGGGTTTTTTTCGTGTTGCATGTTGCACGCCTATACCCATGCAACACGCAACAAAAAATATTTCAATAAACTGTTGTGTTTTAGTGACAGTTCTGCTAGAAACTCCATAAGGCATACCATTTAATTGGCCCTTGATGCAGATTAATCTGACGATTGGCTACCGCAAGTAGCAAGCGTAGGCCCTGGCAACAGGCACACCAAAGCAAAAACCCAATTTATTTTTTACCTATTTAGGAGAAACACATGAGCATTTCATTATCTAATGCCTTTGTTACCCTCTTTGATGCTGAGGTAAAACAGGCTTTCCAGGGCAAAGCAATGCTGGTAGGTGCTGTTCGTCAGCGTAGAGGAGT